GTTCGACGACCTCCCAGAACGCCTTCGCACGATGGAAATTGCTGCGCTTGGCGAAATGGGGCCGCCTATGGACACATCTTGGAGCGCGTACTTCGCTGACCGATTCTTAGGCCATTACTCCACTTATGATGGTCAAGCTGATCTTTCCTCTATTCAGCGGTCGTTCGATGCGAGCGTACACGAGTTTAAGAGGGCTAATGCGATGGATCGGAAACTCAAGCCGATCGATCCTATTGCCATCCTTCTTAATAGGCGTACTGAGAGTAATCTTGGTATATACCACATGAAGTCGCTCCGTGCGATGGAGATGTGGGAGAAGGCGCGACTCCTAGGTGATATTCGCGACGTCATGAAGTTCTGGGACGAGAATCCCGATTTACAGCAATTCGCTGTCGTTCCAGGTACTCGTGTTACACATGCGCCCCAGGGCGCAGACCCATCAGATTACAATCGCACGATCATGGCTATGGACGTGTACTCGTATATCCGTGTGGGTGCGTGGGCATATCCAACGTTATGGGGTATGCGTGGCGTTCGCTCGTTCAGTGGTATATTCGGGTGGAAGAAAGTCGAAGCATATGTGCGAGAGAATCCTCGCGCGCATTACATCTCAATGGATACGAGCAGAATGGACTCTCACGTCAAGTATTCTGCCTTCGGCGAGATGTATGCTCGCGCGATGTATGAACTCGTTGACTTGCCGTATGAGACGATCGCAAACGACGTTCTCGCATCGCATTACCCGTACATTTTTACCCCCGGTGGTATCTATTCGGGCACGATTGGCAATTCGTCTGGTCTCACCGACACGACGAATAAGAATTCGTTCTTGTCCAAAGCCCTCGCTGAGTCGATGGCCGAGGATGAGTTCGGTCTTAAGCCTGACGAGTACGACACCTTCGTGTGTGGCGATGACGTTCTGCTAGCCGTTAAAGGGAAGTTTTCAGTTGAGGTGGGCGACATACCAGGTCGGATCGCTACCCATTGGAAACGTTACGGATTCGTCGCTAAGCCGCAGAAGCAGCTGGTCTCTGATGACACAGCCTTATTCCTCAAACGCTTCTACAGCCGCGACCCCGATATCGGTTCGGCAACTATGCTGATCACGAACATCTTGAAGAAACTTGTGTGGATGATGCCGAGTCAGTTTCAGACATTATACTCGGTTGAATACCAAGAATCGGCTGATATAAGTGCCGTGGTCGAGTATCTTCGTGCTATGAAGGCTAATGCCTTGTTTTCTAAGCGTATAACGGAGGCTGGAGGTCCTCTGTTATATCATGATAGACTTAACACCCCTGCCCAAGCTACCTGGCCGTACTACGTTACTGACTATCGTGCGGTTCAGGTCTTCTCTGGGTGGATAGGGCCGTGGGGACCAATAAATGTCGATACGATTAGAGAGGCTGAGAAAATCGTAGCTCTATGCGAGAGCGTCCCCAACGTCGAACAGGCATATATGCTGTCAGTCTACCAGCAATTGTCGCAGCTGCTTCAAAACCCGCTGCTTCCAAAGCTGATAGCGTGGATAGCGAAGGTTTCAACTCTCGACCCCGAATTCGCATCACTTGTCC